GGTAATTTCGAACCCCTTTATTTCGCTAGCGCCAGATGTCGATATGTCTCGGAGCGCATACAAAATCGGTCAAAATCAAAAAGTTGACCATTATATGCCTGAAAAACCCTGTCGGGCACTATTTGGTCTAAATCGGGCGTATTACCGCTAAATTGCCGTTATGCCGATTTGCACCACGAAGGAGCTAGCGGAAGCGCTGGGCGTTACCACTGGCCGCATCAGCCAACTGAAGACGCAAGGCCGTTTTGACGGTTGCTTCATGGTGGTTGGCAACAAGATCGAGTGGGACAAGGACGCTGCAATCAAGGTCTTTCAGGAGGGCAACCCGCTTGTCTCAACCAGCCCAACACGCAGGAAATCAGAAGACCTTGAAATTCCGAGCTTTAACGAAAGCCGTGCAAAGTCTGAACATTTCCGTGCCGAATTGGCTCGACTGGACCTCGAGGTCAAAGAAGATCAGCTTGTTGAGGTTTCTCGAGTGCAGCGCGAGGCTTTCACTAGCGCTAGGGCTGTACGTGATGCTTTGGGTAATATTCCTGATCGGGTCAGCAACCAGCTGGCTGCGGAATCGGATTCGGTCGTTATTCACCAGATTTTGACGGAGGAGATCCGTAAAGCACTGGAGACATTAACTGATGCGTGATGGTGCGCTGATCTATCGAGCTGCGTTCAAGGAGGGTTTGAAACCTGACCCTGACCTGACCGTTAGCCAATGGGCTGATCAGTACAGGATGCTGAGCAACAAGGCATCAGCTGAACCGGGACCGTGGCGCACAGACCGCACGCCCTACCTGCGGGAAATCATGGATTGCATGTCTGCAAATTCGCCGGTGCAGAAGGTGGTGTTTATGGCTGGTGCGCAGCTTGGCAAGACGGAAGGCATCAATAATGTTGTGGGTTACATGATTGCTCATGCGCCGGGACCAGCACTTTTTGTGCAACCGACGATTGAGATGGCTAAACGTTTGTCAAAGCAACGCCTTGACTCGTTGATTCATGAAACACCCTGCCTCGCAGAAAAGATCGCTCCCGCTCGCAGCCGTGATTCAGGCAACACCATGTTCAGCAAAGAATTCCCAGGTGGAATATTGCTGCTTACGGGTGCCAACTCCGCTACGGGCTTACGTTCTGCTCCTTGTCGCTGGGTGCTTCTTGATGAGGTTGATGCTTTCCCATCAGATGTGGATGGCGAAGGTGACCCTTGCGCATTGGCTGAACGTCGTGCGTCAACGTTTAGCAGGCGGAAGATCATTTTGACTTCGACGCCAACAGTTAAAGATACGAGCCGGATTGAAACTGAATATTTGGCATCGGATCAACGTCGATATTTTGTTCCGTGCCCACATTGCGATCACATGCAATGGTTGCAGTGGAAAAATTTGCAATGGCGTGACGGTGATCCAAAGACTGCTGCGTATGTCTGCGAGGCTTGCGGGTCGCACATACCAGAGCATTACAAGAGCGAAATGCTTCGCAAAGGCGAGTGGCGTGCGACTGCTACCAGCCAAGATCAACGGACGGTTGGATTCCATTTGTCCTCCTTGTATTCACCATTGGGTTGGAAAAGTTGGGAGGAGATTGTTACTGAATTTTTACGTGCGAAGAACGACGCGCCACTGTTGAAGACCTTTGTCAATACGGTGTTGGGCGAGACTTGGGAAGAAGAGACTGGGGCAAAACTCGGTGCGGATAGCCTTTCGGAACGGGCTGAGTTCTACGCCGCTGGTGAAGTGCCCAAGGGTGCGAGCATTTTGACGGCTGGTGTTGACGTACAGGACAACAGGGTTGCCATTGGCTTGTACGGCTGGGGTGCTGGCGAGGAATGCTGGTTGATCAGCCATACAGAGATTTACGGCGATCCAGCTGGCGAAAAGTTGTGGAGTCAAGTTGATGACCTACTACTAAGGGACTATCCACATGCCGAAGGCGGAAGGCTGAAGGTATCGGCAATTGGTGTTGACTCTGGCGGTCACTTCACAAGTGAGGTGTATGCGTACGCCAGAACCAGAAAAGGGAAAGGAGTGTTTGCTTTGAAAGGACAATCGGTGCGGAACAAACCGCCTATTGGGAAGCCTTCCAAGGTTGATATTAACTACAAAGGTCAAGTATTGAAAAATTCAGCCGAAGTATTCCCTGTTGGTAGTGACACGATCAAGTCAACCCTGTTTGGCCGGTTGAAGCACAATGAAATCGGTGCTGGATACATTCATTTCCATGCGGAAGCAGGGCAGGAGTATTTCAAGCAGTTAACAAGCGAAAAGCAGGTGGTGCGTTACGTCAAAGGTTTTGCTATTCGCGAGTGGAAGAAAAAAGCAGGTGATCGCAACGAAGCGTTGGACTGTTTTGTTTACAGCTATGCCGCGCTGCATTTCCTGTACATGCGATTTAACAGAAACACAATTTTTGAGCAATTTGAACGAAGTATTGGGCAGCAACAAAAATCAGCCAATACAAGTGACGTAAAGGGTGATAAGCCGATAGACTCACCGTATCGGCCACCGCAACGGCGGTTACGACGCAGTAATCCTTCATTCGTGACGAGCTGGTGAACATCCTTGTCCCGAACCTGATCTACGCGGGTGACACCGTCATTTTTGACGTGCCCGCTTTTAAAGATGCAATTGGCACCAACATCGACAGCGGTACATACACCCTGACGTGGTACGCCCGCACCAACACTGCCAGTGAAGGCGCAACAATCGTTGGCACTGCTGAGGGTGATGGTTGGCGCATTACGGTGCCGTCTTCCACTACTACAGGATTTGATGCTGGTAAGTGGACATGGCAGGCGATTGCCACGTACAGCACTCTGCAATACACCGCAGGGCGTGGTCAGTTCACCGTCAAAGCCACTGCTCAATACACCGGTACACCCGGAGCATTTGATGATCGCTCCCGCGCCGAAATCGACCTGTCTTATGTCGAGGCTGCAATTCGCACGCTTGCGCAAGGTGGCATGGTGCAGGAATACACGATTGGAGGCCGTAGCCTGAAGCGGTACAAGATGGGCGAGTTGCTCCAATTGCGCGACGAGCTTAAAAATGAAGTCGCAATGGAACGCAAGGCTGAGCGCATCCGCCAAGGTCTTGGCAATCCTGGTCTCGCCAAAGTGAGGTTCCGTTAATGGCAATCTTCGGTATCGGTCGCACTGGCGGTCTCAAGCGTCAATTGGAAGAGGCACAGCAAAAGAACAGCTACCTGAAGCGTGCTTATGCAGCTGCGCAAAACAACCGTCTGACTTCTGATTGGATCAGTCAGGCAACATCTGCTGACAGTGAAATTCGCGGCAGCATTCGGATGCTGCGTAATCGTGCCCGTCAGTTGGTGCGCGATTCTGATTTTGCAAAGGCTGCCCTACGCGCTGTTCGTAACAACGTGGTCGGCACCGGCATCAGGATGCAGGCTCAGGTGCGGATGCAACGTGGTGGTCGTCTTGCTGAGGACATCAATCGCCGCATTGAAGAAGAGTGGGATCGTTGGACATCAGCAAAGCGTTGTCATGCTGGTGGCAAGCTGAGTTGGTATGACATTCAACGGTTGAGCATCACATCGATGCTTGAATCGGGCGAAGTATTTATCCGTTTCGTCAAACAACCCTTTGGCAACAGCAAAGTGCCGTTGGGTCTTGAAATCATCGAGTCAGATTTACTTGATGATGATTACAACGCCATTGCCAATAACGGCAACGAAATTCGTATGGGCGTTGAAATCGATAAGTGGGGTCGCCCTGTTGCGTATCACTTCTTCGATTACCACCCCGGTGATTACCAGTTCAGTTACGCGCAGAAAGCTGCAAAGCGTCGCATCCGCATTCCGGCTGAAGACATCCTTCACCTGTATTCAATTGAGCGTCCAGGGCAAACCCGTGGCATCAGTGCATTTGCGACGGCGATCATGCGCCTGCGTAATTTGAGCGGTTACGAAGAGGCTGAAATTGTCGCCGCTCGTGCCAGCAGCAGCATGATGGCGTTTGTGAAGACACCAGATCAGGAGCTGTTTGAGGACGGCACTTTCGATCAGGATTCTGTTCTTGATTTCAGCCCCGGCAGCATCCGCAGGTTGGCACCGGGCGAAGAAATGCAATTCTTCACGCCAAATCGGCCTGATGATGCATTTACACCGTTTGTTCAACAAATGCTGCGTGCTGTAGCAGCTGGCATCGGTTGTTCTTACACACAAGTCAGCAGCGACTTTTCGCAGAGCAACTACAGCTCATCACGTCTTGAATTGCTTGAAACTCGCACGCATTACAAGACACTGCAGCAATATTTGATCGAATCGCTTTGCGAAGAGGTCTATGAAAAATGGCTGGAAATGGCAGTCTTGGCTGGTGTACTTGATCTACCTGCGTTTGATAGCAATCCCGAACGCTACGAGGAGGCGAAATGGATTGCGCCGGCTGCTCAATTTGTTGACCCACAAAAAGAA